GTACAAATGGACTAAGATCATTGCCTCTTTCAAATTTTAACTTACAGCTTCCAGTTGTATAACTTAGTCTGTAGGGAGTCTTATTTGGTGCTTTTAGCGAATATACATTTCCATTTACATCAACCTTAAGATTTTCTTCTATTCCCTGTTTATTTAATAGTATTGATCCGGATGGATGAGTTGGTTTTTGTGTTGGCCTAATCATCATACTAATTGCAAAATCTCCACTTTCAAAATTATACCTTTTACTATAGTCTAAATTTATGTTTGGTTTAATTTCAATGCTCGAGCTATTAGATGATGTAAAAGACATTACAGCTCCCAGTAAGTCCAAATCAGATGCATATGGTGATGTGCTGCCAGTAATGTTAGTTACATTAATATTTTTATATATTGATTCCATCTGCCACATACCCTTATTAAAGCTGCTTGTAAAGCTAATGCTTCCAGCGTTTACATATTGGTATAATGTATCATTTGGCCATTCACCAGCTAGATTTTTTGTTATTGATGATGTATAGTTTGTATATGCACCACCGACATATTGGCCATACGGTGAATAATAACTACTTCCAGATATTATAAGATTTCCAAAAAGATCATCTATAATGGTTAGAGAGTTTGTTACACAAGTTGTTATGCTACTAGTATATAAACTACCACTGTTAACACCAAAAGATCCAGTTATTAATATAGATATACTACCAGGTAATATAGATTCGCCAAATCTAGATTGTGGCATACTAATAATCCAAGCTTGATCTTCTAAAAATCTATTTTGTTTATTTATATTACCACTACCAAAAGAAGCTTTATTGTTTGTGTAGAAGTCTCTGTAGTAAAGATGATTTATTGATTTATGTACAACTCTCTGATATTCACCGTTGGATGTTGTTGGCTCAGTTCGAGTGAAGTGTATGTTACCTTGATCAAAGGTATCACGAAGTATGTCTGTTGATAGATAGTTTGTTTCTGGATTATAGTTTGCTTTGTATACAGTATACACAGATCCACTTATACCACTACTGCTACTAACAATTGTGTCTGGCCATAGCTTATAAGAGCGGAAAGGTGTTATCCGAATGTCTGCTCTATCTAAGCTTTTAAAGATACCTGCCATTTAGTATAAATATAGTTGAAAAGAGAAACCCTCTATTTTTAATGGAGGGTCTCAATGAGTGTTTTAATAAGCAATTCTTAAAAATCTATTTTTACTTTTATCAAAGCTTCACGATTAAAAGACTTCAATAGTGGTTGACTTAGTTTTGCTACTGCTACTAAACGATTCATTTGATCATACATACCAATTGTTGTGATGTATACGCTTGGATTACGAAGCATACTTGAATGTAAGAAAGAACCATTACTACCAGTTACAAAAGTTGGATTATTAGTAAAGTTAAATTGTTTGTTTGTTATTCGTACAAAGTAATGTGTTGATGATACTTTTTCCTCACTTCTAGCTGCAAAATAACTTGAAGCTGATATGTGTAAGGACATAGATACGTGATTTCGAGCTTGTACTGCTGATGATGAATTAAAAGGTATTCCACATCCAGTTGCACCACCTGCTCTTAATAAACCAGCATGAAAAATGATTACACCATTGTCTGGGTAAAATAAGCCATATTGTAGATTTGATGCTGTTACTCCACCAGATCCACTATAAACTCCATATACTCTACCAGCTGCACTTATTTCTGCATTCTCACCAGCTCCTGATCCATCAATAAATTTTAAGCTACTTGTTGGATTAAAGTTAGCCATAGTTAATACAGCTGTACTTCCTGATGCAATTTTCAATTCCCAGTTACCTGGATCTACCTTTTGACGGAAGCGAGCTCTAGATATGTTAATTGCAACTATTTCTGTAGATGAATCTGTTCCAAAAGTAAACACAGTATCTGTTGGTGGCAATAGCATATTACGATATTGTGAATATATTGCTCTAGATGGTGTGTCATTTGCATTGTTACCTACTGTATTTGCATCACCAACCGAACCACTACCCACAGAGTTGCCATATGCAATGGCCATTTGGATAACAGCATTTGCATCTGATTGAGGATTTCTATGATAGATATTCATGAAATAGTCTCCAGACTGTGACATTTGTGCTGATGACGTAAAGAATCCAATTCCACTTGCATAGGACTGTGACCATGGATTCATGGATTCTGACCATACTGGTTGAGAGATGGTTTGTATATCCCCAGGGACAACATCATCTAATCCAAATTGCTTATATATTTCTGCCATAATTGTTTTTTAAATCTTTTATTTATATTATTACATACTAAAGTGTTGGTGCTGCTAATGCATCAACACTAAGTACCATAAAGTTAGCTGGATCAACTGTGATTGATATTGTTTTAAATCCACCAGTTTCATTTCCAATAATTGTTAGTAATGCTCGGACCACTGTGGTTGTATTTGATTGAGCTCTTGCTTTAATTATAAATTTCCTACCAGTTTTAACTACAGATTTACCTGCTGTGGTCATGCTTGTTACTTCATCATCTATAAAGTTAGTAACGTCCATTGTATATAATCCTGGTGCTGATTCCTGTGTTTGTGAAACTTCAAATCCAGGTGCTATTTCAAGTGTTGCTACCGTGTCATCCGATAATACTGCTGTGTATCCCATTGCATCATTTCCACCAGGCATGTTTATGGTTGTTGGAGTTACTGTTACGGAATCTAGTGGTGATGTAAAACTAATTGCTGTTGGATTAACACTAATAACTGGAATACCAATTACATCTTTTGGTAGGGTTACTAACTTGTAACGAAGCATTTGTGTTTCATCTGGTAATGCCTCTAATATTGGCATTGCTTCTATTACAGAACCATAGTAATTAGTTCCAAGTGTGTGAGCTGGATTATATAGATCATAATCTATTTCATCATCACTTAAAGCAAATTTAGTTATGTTTAGTTTTCCACCAGAAGCTAATATCTCCCGACCTTTGTTTGTTAAAATTGCATCTACGGTGACGCTTGAGTTGTCTAAATATCCCAATTGTTTAATTTTTAAAGTTTATAATATTTAATTATTAGTTGTTTTATATAAGTATATGGTTATTTTAAATACACTACATTATTTCAAAGTTTCCTCTTGTTGTTGGACTCACACGTAGTGATGGTCCTCCTCCAACTGTTACAGTAACTACTGGACCAAGATCAATAGTGTCTGGGCTGTCTATATTCCAGTCTGTTGAAGTCATTTTACATCCATCATATCGAGCATTTGTCATACCATAGCTATCATGTAAATGGTAATCCTGTACCTCTGCTCCATAATTTAAACATTTTACGCTTAATGATGGAATTCTAACAGAGTGTGCTGATGTTGGTTTACTTTTTATTCTAATTCCTAAATATGGACCATTTGCTAATGTTGTAAATGTAGTGCTTAAAGCTGTTGTTTGATTTACTAATGCTATTGAACCAGTGAGGTTATTGTCTAGATCACCAAAGAACAACTCCACTAATGGATTGCCAGTTTGGTTTGCTGATTCTAGTGTTGATATTGTTACTTCATATAGTAAGTCATGCGTCTTAGTATCAGCTGCATTATAATAAAACGCTGGAAGCTTTGCTGACCCAGTATATGTTCCACTTGTATCATTGTAGAATACTAGACCTTGATCAGCCGATCCAGATAGTAGCCAATAGTGAGATGTATCAAATGGTGTTGATTGTAGTGTTGTACCAGAATACAAGCTTACGATTTGCAAACCATAGTAGTTGGTCCAGTTGTTTTCATACAGTGCAGCAGAGGAAGAGTATCTAGTTATCATGTTAGCTGCAGCTCCTTTTGCATATGTTTCCACATATGTAAATGCTTTACTATGGTAAATGTCGCCAGTGTATTCAGTTGCAGTACTTTTTCTACTTTTGGTGTTATCTAGTATAGTTGGACTAATAGCCTCAGAATAGTCATATCTACTACTTGTTATTTTATAAGGTAGTGATGCAGTTGGTCCGCTACCACTTGTAGCAAAGCTCATAAACACATATTGAGAACCTTCAACCCTTGAATCTCGGCCATATTGATTTACACCTAAATCAAGTGATGCTATTAAGCTTCCAGATTTAGATGGCCCATCTGCTACTCCTGTATTATTAAACTCATTAGCATTTCCAGTAAGTGTGGCTGGTTCTATAATCTGTGTGCCATCAATCATTACCATTACTGATTCAATCGTATCAAAGTTTGGTGATAGGTCAATAGCTTGTTGATTTGGATAATCAATCACAGCTGGTACTTCACCACCAATTTGATCTGAGATTGTGGTTAATGAAGCAGAGTAGTCTAGTGCTTCATAGGTTGGATATGGTGTTGATAGTTTGTTTCTGTTTAAGATTGGTGACTCTATTACCAATCCAACTTGTGTGTTTGCTCGGTAAGGTACAAATTTCTTAATTAGCTTAAATAAAGAGGCATCATAGTGCTGTAATAATCTGATATATTTTTGTGGTACATTTCTATTACTATACTTTTTACTATATTCCCTTTGTAGCTTTTCCAGATCTGGATAAGTGTCTAATGCTGTATGAGCTGGGTCGCCAATAAACTCATCTATACTCAATCCACCAAACTGTTCTGCAATATCTTGGTTTATTTCGTTGGTTGGCGATAAATATATTCCCAGTCGTGGGCTGTCAACAGGATTAGTATCAGATAAAAATCTCTCAGTTGATGTATTTCTACGTAATTGTACACTAATGCCAGGTACTGTTTCGTCAATGCGTATTTTATTACTAACACTTCTATTACCACCAAGATCTGGCCACTCTAATGAATGTTGTTC